TCATGGCTTCGCTGGCTTTATAGCCATTCGGATTGCAGCGTCAACCTGTTCTGCAGCGTTCGCCTGCATGCCCGGCATTACATGTGAATATAAGTCCAGCGTGATGCCAATAGTGGAATGGCCGAGCCGCTCGCTGGCAATCTTTGGGTGAACGCCCGCAGACAGAAGCTGTGAAGCATGAGTATGGCGAAGATCGTGAAACCGGATGCGGGGAAGAGATGTCTTCGCGACTATTCGAACCCATTCGTGCGTCAGCGATCGAGGTTGTAGCGGGCTCCCGTCTGCTTGTGCAATTACGAAGGAATCGGGTTCCGGTTTCTTGCCGAGCTTCAGTAACTCTTCGGCTTGCTTGGCGCGGTGGCGGCGCAACTCAACAAGAACGGTTGAGGAGAGTGCTACGGTGCGCGCTTTGCCTGATTTTGGCTCCTTGTAGCGAACGCCGTCAGCCGTTTGTTCTGCGCTCTCCCTCACAGAGACAACACCATTCTGCAGGTCGATGTGCCTCCAACGCAACGCGATGATCTCACCGCGGCGCAGGCCGCACATCACCGCCATGACAACAGATATGAATAGCCGGGTAGAGCGAAGTGCCTCCAGTAGCTCGGCGGTCTGCTTGACATCATAGGCAAGCATTGCGGTGCGCTCGATCTTCGGCGGCCTAGTCGCCATGGCTGGGTTCTTCTTGATCAAATCCCATGCAAGGGCTTGATTGAGAGCCTTCACGAGCACGCGGCGCATGTGGTGGACCGTTCGGGGGGCGAGCCCGCCCTTACCGTCCCTACGCCCACTCTCGAGGGCTTGGGTGAGGGCGGCGTCAATTCTCTCCGTCTTCAACCGAGCGAGTGTCACAGAGCCAATTAAAGGCGAGAGGTTCTTCTTCGCCAGATCGGTATAGCGCTCCAAGGTTTTTGGAGAAACATTCTGCTTTTCATGTTCAAGCCAACGATCGAAGAAAGCCGACATGGTCGTTTTGTCAGGCTCAAGATAAACACCACCCTTCACCTCTGAAATTAGTCGCGCGCTTTCAACTTGGGCTTCTCTTTTCGTGCCTTGGAAACTATGCCACTTTCGGCGCCGCTTTCCTGTGATGGGATCGGGCACGTCTATGACGATAGCCCAGCGGCCTGGGGAGCGTTCGCGAATATGGCCCTTCACAGCAATTCCTATTCTCTTCTAAAACGGAATATCGTCGTCTTGTTCCCGACTAAAGTTGCCGGTTTGTTTGCTTTCAGGCTTTATTGGTTCGGGTTTTATTTCCCGCTTTGGCGGCCAATCCGGCGGAGCAAAATTCGCTTTTCGCAATACCTCCTGGATCGTTTTGCCAGTGGCAAACCAATCAGATCCGGCAGCCTTACTATCATCATGCATTTGAACAAACTCATCGATCCTCGGCCACAATATATCGATGAAGTGGTTTAGGGGCACTCGTTGGTTTTCACGCGTGTAGAAGAAAGGCCAGTGGTCCTTCACGAAAGCGAGCCGGCGTTCTTCTTCATAGGTCGGGAAGAAGGCTGCTATTCTCGATACTGCAAGGGCGCGGACTCCCTCACTCACATCCCAGAGATCCTGCCAGCCGGTATCCCGACTGTACTCGTCACCGGCCTGTATTTTTTCATCCGTAGCAGCCGACACTATCGCCCGCTCAACTACTGTCGTGATGTTTTGCCCTTTGAGACGCGACATGTACTCCAGAATGAATCGGGTCTTCGGATCCAGCCGAATTGTCAGGCTTTCCGTCTTGCCCCCGCGGGTCGGTTCTTTTGCCATGCCATTTCCTGCAACGTATTGCCAAAACCCGTATAATACTTGTGGGAGACTTTCAATATCTTCTATCCCCACTCCGTCCCGTCTTGTGGTTTTCCCCCGATTCATTCATATTAGCGCAAGATATGGCTGTGCATTTCTGATCCGATAAATTACGAAGGATGATATGGTGGCGCAAACAGAGGCGGAACAAATTCTCACGCTGGAAGAGGTGTTAAAGCGCTCGACGATCTCGGTACCCCAAGCCGGCTTGGTCTTCTATGACCTCTCCCGCAACGGCAGTTACGAGGCCGCCAAGCGAGGTGAAATTCCCACTATCAAGATAGGTCGGAAGCTGAGGGTTCCAGTTGCTCCTATGGCAGAACAGCTAGGTCTGCGAGCAAGGGGGATATGAATATCGTCAACGCAAAAGAGCAGCATGAGTCACAGTTTGGCGACCAGTCTCATGCTGCTCAATACGATTTCGCTTTCGCGAACTCCCCCATCAACGAAAAGGACCGTCAATGACGAAAGCCGGTAGACCACAATACGGAATTGGTGTCCAGATTTCCAATGGCGGAATGCTGCGCGACAATGTCAGCGCCGCTGCACAATGGCTAGCAGATCAGCAGGAGCAACCCATTCTGGTGCTTCAAACTCTCCGCAGGGAATACTCTCTCACCGCAAAGGAAACCTGCGAGGCATGCGCTCTTGCTCAGCAATTCCGTTCCTCGCGGAGGGTCGGTGTATGAACGACCGCGAGCAATCACCAATAGCTGACGATGCCGCAGCGATGACGGCTAGCGCCACCTGGAAATTCGATTTTCTGGACACCGTGAACGCAGACCCCAAAGCGAACGGCGCATGCCTTGGGGTAATAAAGGCCTATCTGAACTTCGCCAGCAAGAACGTTCCAAAGGCTTTCTGCCCGATTCCTGACTTGATGCTCCGCACCGGATGCACAAGACCGACCGTTATCAAAGCAAGAAACCTGTTGGTGACGCTCGGTTATCTCATTCCTGAATATGACACAGACGAAGGCGCAACCATGTATCGGCTGTGTAACGCCCGCCAGATGCTCATAGCGGAACATCTGGAGATCGCCCGCGAGGCTACTGCGGCGGAAAGGCGTGATCGAAAAAAACGTCAGCGGGGTCTCGCCAAAGTGGACAGGCGTAAAGAAACTTTACCCCCTTATTCCGACGGAAATGAAAGAAACTTTACCCCCGATTTGAAAGAAACTTTACCCAATACCCTAGACGAATACCCTAGAGATTATCTCTCTGAATACAGAGGTGAATCTATATATGGGGTCGAAGGTCATTCTGCAGGTCACTTTGACTACGGACAGACTAGCGGTGATGATCCAAATAGGCCGTTCCCGGTTCCAGTAGACGAAAATGAAGCTGAGCGGATGCTCGATGACATCTGCGACGGTGTAATTCCTGCCGTTCGCCGTCACTGGAAAAGCCTCCTGATGCATGGAGCGCTAACGCCGAATCTCGTCTTTCGGGCAAGAGCGCGTGACCCAGAGCGGCGGTCGGCAGCATGAGCGAGAAAACTTTCGATGTCATCGTGTTCCCGCTGGCTTGGCGCGTCGGAAAAATTCGGGCCGCGGCCTCCAAGATGATGGAAAGAGGAATTTCCGCGCGGCCGGCACAGAATTACGAGAACCAGATCACAACCAGCCTGCTCTCAAATCTCAAGAAGCTTGGCGTTCCCGCCACCGCTCGCGAGAAACAGATCGTTGAGTTTTGGAGCGCAGTTCAGGAGGAAATATCAAACCGGATGAGAGAGGCGGGCGCGGCATGACGATCAAGGAAAGACAGGAGCGCGAAGCTCATGACCGCGAAAATCCCTGGCGGGCGATGGCAGAAGCCAAGGTTGGCCTGATCTGCGATCTGCTGTTCGACGACATGGTGGGCCATTACTCCACAGAGCGGGTTCACTACGTCCTCGACAGTGACGGGATTTGGTATCGGATCGACCGAGAAGAGCGGGTTTGGGTGGCCCCGATTAACTGGCGCCCTGCCCATGTTTTCATGACGCCGGAACGTCGGGCGCTGATGAAGCGCCGTGCCAATGATCGTTCAAACCAAGGGATACGAATTCGATGATGAGGGCTGTTGAGATCCGAAATAAAGTTGATGAGCTTTTCGATTGCCGCGTTCTCGATCGGAAAGGCCAGCAGGTCCGCAGTGGCTTCGCTATCGTGGTGCCGAACGGCGCGGGAGGCTGGAAGGTCTGGGGCAATACCATCTTTCCTACGGTGGATGGCGCCAACACCACGGCTGCTCGCTGCGTTGGCGGTGTCTGCGATATCGTCGCGGCCCGCGAGGTCTCTTATCTGCGTGAGCGGGCGTGGAAGGGCTGGGATCGGCAAATTCTGCTGGACGAGGAGGTGCGCGCGCAATGATCGAAGTCTACTCGGACGGTGCTTGCGAACCGAACTCCGGCCCGCGCGGCTGGGCGTTCGTCGGGAGCGCGGGAAACATTACAGTAACGCGTGGTAACGTTACGTCACGTGATGTCACGCCTTGTCCCGTTACGCACCCGGGCCGGAAAATCCGCGATGCGCAGAATTGGGGGAGTTCGATGTTCTCCGCCCGCCGTCAATCTTCAATTGTGGAAGGCAGCATCCAATGAGCAACAGTTACAAGCAGGCTAGCTTCTTCCGAAAGCCAGTCAAGCAGCACCTGCCTTTCGACATGTCTTTGGTGGCATCAGGCATTCACATTTTCTGCGACGGTGCCTGCGAACCTAATCCTGGTGCCGGTGGTTGGGGATATGTCGTCTACAAGGACGGTCGGGAAATTGCAGATGGTTCCGATGGGCTAACCGAGACGACCAACAACGTCATGGAATTGAGCGGCATGCTCAAGGCAATCGAGTGGGTGAAGCACTCGTTCATGAAGGACGATGCCGTGACCATCTGGTGCGATAGCAAGTACGTCGTCGATGGCTGCAACGACTGGCGTCACAAGTGGAAATCCCGAGGCTGGCGCCGCGGCGGACCAAACGGAAAGCCTGAGAGCAACGTCATCATGAACCTCGATCTCTGGAAGGCGATCGATGAGCAGTTGATCAAGTGTCCCGGTATCATCATCTCGTGGGTGAAAGGACACAATGCCACGCTCGGCAATGACAGAGCTGATGAACTCTCCTTGCTCGGCCGAAAGCAGGCCATGGAGGCAGAAGGACTTGCTGATCCTTCCGTCGACACGCTTGACGCCGAATATCGCAACATCATGGCAGAGTGACGAATGGTGAAAATTCGCAAGCGGCGTGAGACGACTAAAAAAGCGGACGTTCTTGGTGAGCCGGGTAGGGCGATCCTTCCAGAAGACCTCAGATGGATAAACGGTCATAGCCGACTGCAGCGTCAGCCGGCGCGCCGGCCAGCGCCAAAGATTGTCGGAGTGGGCAGCGTGCCGCGGAGTGACGTGGAAAGCCGCCTCCTGACAGCCATGAAGACGTTGCGCGCACTTCCCGATCGGGAGCGACGGTTCTTCGTCGCCAAGTCCTCTTCGCCCGACTATGTGCGCGATTACATCGATGCGTATGATCCCGACGTCGAAATCATGCCGCGCTTCCAACCCACGCCAAAAGATGTTTCGGATTGCCTTACGGCGCTGTCATGGGTCCGCCACCTCGACAAGCCGGTATGGCAGATCCTGTGGTGGAGATCGTTCGATATATCATTCGGTCTGATAGCGAAATACATTGGCCGGAGCGATGAAGCAGCGCGCAAACGCTATGAAAACGCGGTCATGGATGCCTGGATAGCGGCGAATACACCATAAATTGGTGAAAACTTAGATTTTTCGGTTGGCAAACTTGGCAATATCTGGCATTTGTAGCTATAGATTAGGTGATTTGCGCAGGGCTGCTTCGGCGGCCCTTTTGCATGCGTGGATGCCCCCCGAAGAAGAGCTCGCTTTAGAGCGGATGTGATGCCGGCGTCCATGCTAATGGGAGAAGATCTTTCGACCTTCTCCTTAGCTTTGGTTATGCTGAATAATATTTGATGATTAGCGACGCCACTGCGCTCACGAACGCAAGACAGAAAAGCGTCCACCATACTTGGTTGCCTTCCTTGATATGAACATTCTGCTTGAGTTCGTAGTTGTTTAGTCCCTTGCGAAGCTGTCGGGTGCCGTAAATTGCAGTACCCAGCGCGAACATGACGCTGCAAAAATCTAGCCAAGCCGTAACTTTTTCCATTGCTTTCAAACTCCATACACTCGCAATGGCGCACAAGTATCAGTGCTCCGTTGAAGATTGTCTTCATATTCAGGCACAATTTTTATGTATCGCGCTTTTTCGATTGCTGATTTGAAGCACGATCAACCATCTAGAGCCGATGAGGGTGACATCTATCCCGCCCCGTTCACTCGGAGGCGGGTTTTTCTTTGATCTCAAAGTCCACCGCTAACGTAAGGCCAAGCGGCGGGAAGTAGAGCCGGCTTGAATATTCCACGCAAGAGTGAGCGATATAATATAGACTACTACCTCTAGGTACAAAAAATGGAGAGGGAAAATGTCTTTGGATACGAACCCACTCGCCCAGATACAGCCAATCGTTTCTGATCCTGCGGAAGAGCTATCCAATAAAAAATGGGCGAAAGAAGAGGCGGTTCTAGTTGGATGGGTCACTGGCACGATCGAATATTACAAGAGGGTACACAAAAAAACTATAAAAGTGCAACGTGTGCTCGCTGTGACAACAGTGGTGATTGGGGCTGTCACACCAGTCATTGTTGCTGGAGCCGGAACGACGGGCGGACTTTTTCATCTGGATCCGGGGACACTGAACTCATTCGCGGTGGTTTTGACCGTTGCGCTTGCCATTCTGGAGGGCATTCGAAGGATATTTAGGTTCGAACAGCGCTGGATTAGCTGCCACATTGCCAAAGTTGCTTTACAGAAATCGCTTGGAAGATTTCGTTTCGCTACCGTCGGACTGAACCCCGGAAGCGACGAGTGGAAATCGGCAATGTTGGAGCTTCGCACCTCGTTTGAATCTACAACCGAAAGAGAGAGTGAAGTCTTTTATCAGAACCTTAAGGCCTTCGAGCCGGAAGATGAAAAGGCAAATAAAGCAAAGTAAGCACGAAGATCGGAATCGGGACCAAGGGCGTCAAACCACGTCTGCCGCGTACAGCAGCTTCCTTTGAGCCGACGGTGCCGGTAACATTCTGTGGGTGTCGAACCCGCCGTCTACGGTTACTCGGCCGTGCTCAAAAAGCTCAAGGAGAATCTCGATCTCAAGCCGATCGAACGTTGGTGCAGGAGCGGGTGTTAAACACGTGATTTTGGTGACAACTGGCGAGACCGCTGTGAGCAGTTCGTTCTCAAAGAGGAAATCCTTGTCGCTCATGGCTGTCATGGCCATAATATTTACAACATCGGCTTCCTGAACCCTGAAGGTCGATTTCGTCGGTCACTGTGTCCTCCCAGGGTGAAGGCCGTGAGGTGGTGAACAATTAGTCTCGTTTTACGGCGCTGATGAAGTTCGGAGAGGTGACGTTCATTATTTTGCCAGGAACAATCGTCGGACCTACGGAAATACTCCCTGGTCCCGATTGTTGAGCGTAAACAACAGATATCTCTTCGTCCCGCAGTTTTATCATGGGGTGTTCGTAGGTCTCGATCGTTCCCCAGAACATCGTCTCATCCCCGCCCTCGATGATGCGGAACTCGTATTTGCTGCCAACTTCAAACATTCTGCCCTCGCAAGGTTAATTCACTGAAAAATGCAGAGCATGAGACGATAAGCATGCTTTAGCTCGCCGCATTCGTGATCGAGTTCAGCTACTCAATGCGCACTTATGCAACGGGTGGCAAGCGACCGGAGCCAATGCTGGCCGCCTGCTGCGACGTCGCGACCCGCTGGACAAATGAACCGATGAACGCGCCGAGTGTCAGCTTTGTAAGATCCATAAAGCCTGCGCCTGGCTTGTACAGTTCTAGCCCGGCGAAAATCAGAGTTAGCGCGACAGTCAATAGAGGCAGCCCGGTTAGGCCAAGTTTCGTTGCAAGCCCAGTAGCTCCGGTAAGGCTGCTCAGTCGCACGTATTGATCGATCGCCTTCTCGTCTCCCGCGATGATGAGGGGTTCAAGGAGAGCGCGATCTCGGCTGGGGATGACTTCTTTCTGGATGGATATTACCGACACAATCATCCGTGATCCCATAAAGACAAGAACAGCGATGAAGCCAGCGGCGCCGATATATATCGCAATCGCTCCATCCGCAGATGGGTTGGGTCCCGAGCCAATAAGTAACCAAGCGGCGTAAAGGGCGGCGGCGATCATCACGCCGCCCGCGAAAAACCCGATAATTCCGCGGATCTGTCTGGTTATCGGGTGGTTAGAGTTTCGATCTTCATCGAGCGCCATGTCTTCCCTCTTGGGCTAGCAAGTTAGTCCGGTAATTTGTTCGCTTACACAGATCTTGAAATGTTCAGTAAAGGATCGTGGTTCGCCTGAAATACCAACCGACGTCGACTTGCCGGTTCAATTCCTGTCCTTCGTGCTCGCAATTATTCTCACGATCCACTGAAGCTTTGTCTAACGCTCGCCGGCGAGCAGGACAGGAACCGATGACTATTTTCAAAAACAATTAAAGCTTAGATCAGGTAATCAAGCATGACGCGAGGTAATAAGCAAGGTACGCGCTTAGGTCGACCGACCGATTATGGCAAAGATATCGCCGACCTCATTTGCGATCAAATCGCCGATGGGAACAGCCTCAAGTCAATCTGCCTCGCAGATGATATGCCGCATCGGTCGACGGTGTTCAGATGGTTGTCGGCACACGATGACTTCCGCGACCAATACGCCCGCGCTCGCGAGGCCCAAGCCGACGCTCTCTTTGATGAAATCATCGACATTGCGAACACGCCGGTGATCGGTGCCAAGGAGAAGCTCGATAAGGACGGTAACGTCGTCGAGAAATCGACCGGCGACATGATCGAGCACCGGCGCTTGCAGATCGACGCTCGCAAGTGGGTTGCCGCGAAACTCCGGCCCAAGGTCTACGGCGACAAGCTCGATGTCGATCTCACCGGCGGGATCAATTTCGTGGTGAGTGCAAAGCCTGTCTCGGAAGAGCAGTGGCTGAAAGAACATGGATCAGATCCAGCTTCGTAGGGTCGCATGGTCACCGCAAGAGGGTCCGCAGAAGGCGCTCGTTGATTGCCCGTACCGCGAAATCTTCTTCGGTGGAGCGCGCGGCGGCGGCAAGACCGACGGCGTTCTTGGCAAGTATGCGATCAAGGCCAGCCTCTACGGCTCAGCGTTCAATGCGTTGTTCTGCCGGCGTGAGCTGCCGATGCTCGATGATGCGATCGAGCGGAGCAAGGAAATCTACGGCAAGATCGGCGCCGGCTGGAACGACCAGAAAAAAACATGGGTGTTTCCGGGTGGTGGCCGCCTTCGCTTCCGTCCGCTCGAGCGCGTTCAGGATGCCGACAAGTATCAGGGTCAGAACGTCTCTGACGCATGCATCGAGGAGGCGGGGCTTTATCCCGACAGTAAGCCGATAGATCGCTTGTTCGGTGTGCTGCGCTCCGCACGTGGCGTGCCGACGCAACTCTTGCTGACGGGCAATCCTGGCGGTGCTGGGCAGCATTGGATCAAGCAGAGGTATATCGACCCGGCGCCGACTGGAATGAGGCCGTTGTCACGTCTGCTTCCGAACGGCAGGACGCACCGTTTCGTGTTCATCCCGAGCCGTATTCAGGACAACAAGCTCCTGATGCAGAACGACCCGGAATACATCAACAACCTGTATCTGGTCGGTTCCGAGCAACTGGTAAAAGCCTGGCTCGATGGCGATTGGAATGCGGTCGAGGGCGCGTTCTTCGACTGCTGGAACAGTTCGAAGCACATCGTCCGGCCGTTCACGATACCGGATCATTGGACGCGGTTCCGGTCGATGGACTGGGGCTCTGCTCATCCATTCTCGGTTGGATGGTGGGCGATCGCCTCGGATGACTTCAGAACGGAGACTGGTGTCATTCCCCGCGGCGCAATGGTTCGATATCGCGAATGGTACGGATGCAAGGAAGGCGAGGCGAACGTCGGTCTGAAACTGACGGCCGAAGAGGTCGGACGCGGGATCGCCACGCGTGAGGGTGCGGAGTTCTCGGAATCGCATCAGATGACCAAGGCACCTACCGAGGGCGTCACATACGGCGTGCTTGATCCGGCTGCATTCTCGGAAGACGGCGGTCCATCGATCCATGAGCGTCTGTCGCGGGCAACCGATTTCAAGGTGTTCTTCAGGGCGGCCGATAACAAGCGCGTATCGTTGAAGGGTGCTTTGGGTGGCTGGGATCAGATGCGAGCACGGTTGAAAGGCGATGGCGAGCGGCCGGCGTTATACGTGTTCAGCACTTGCAAGGATTTCATTCGGACCGTGCCGCTGCTTCAGCACGACCCTGACAGGCCGGAAGACCTCGATACCAAGTCTGAAGATCATGTCGCCGACGAAGTGCGCTACGGCTGCATGTCGCGTCCGTATGTGCCGGTCATTGAAGTGAAGAAGCCCAACAAGATGAACGACTACAAGAGCCGCACTGAAGAGTCGGCCGGCGATTGGATGAGCTACTGATGGCAAATCAAGCAAGCTACGCGCCCGCCGCACCGCAGGATAGCGCATCGGCGCAGAACGTCGACCACAGCAAGCTCAAGCGCGAATACCTCGCCTATCTCGGCAACAAGAGCGAGGAAATCCGCGAACAGCAGAACTCACGCCGCTATTATCATGGTGTCCAGTACACTGCAGAGCAGATCAAGGTTCTGAACAAGCGCAAGCAGCCTGTCGTCACCTACAATCGCATTGGCCGCAAGATCAACGCTGTTGTCGGCCTGCTTGAGCGTCAAAGGCAAGACCCGCGCGGCTTCCCACGCACGCCGAAGCATGAGGAAGGAGCAGAGATCGCGACTGCCGTGCTTCGCTACGTCTGCGATGAGCAGGATTGGCCGGCAAAGTCTCTGTTCTCAGGCATCAGCGGTTCGGTTGATGGTCTGGGCGGCGTGGAAATCATGCTCGAACAGGGCGACAGAGGGGATGTTGAGGTCGGGCTTGAGGACGTTGACCCGTCGTCGTTCTTCTATGACCCTCGCTCGCTCAAGGCTGATTTCTCTGATGCTCGTTACATGGGCGTTGGTAAATGGGCAGATGTCGATGCGACCGTTGCTCTCTTCCCGGATAAAGAGGCGGAAATCAGGGCTTCGGTCGATAGCGGCTCCGAACTGACCAGCAATCCGGACAGCGACAACAAGCAGTGGTTCAGCTCGACAGAGACCACAGGCAACCGCATTCGCCTCATCGATCATTGGTATATGGTCGGGAAAGACTGGTTTTGGTGCATCTATACCGGCGCCACGATCCTTGCATCGGGTCCGTCCTACCTCAAGGATGAGAAGGGCCGATCGATCTGCGTACATCATGTACTCGGCCAACATCGACCAGGACGGCGATCGTTACGGCTTCGTGCGCAATATGCGTTCCAGCCAGGACGAGATCAATCAGCGCCGCTCCAAGGGGCTGCATATCCTCAACAACCGCCGCATCTTCATCAAGAAGGGTTCGGGCGACAATATCGAGAACATCCGCAAGGAGATGGCAAGGCCTGATGGCGTCATCGAGTACATCGAAGAGGCCCCGACACCAGACGATGGCGCCAAGGGCGCAGAGCTTCAGGGTCAGCTTGCATTCCTCGAAGACGCCAAGAACGAGATCGAGAACTACGGTTTCAACCCGGCCTTGATGGGCCAAGGCGTCGATCAGCTTTCCGGCCGCGCGATGCAGATCCAGCAGCAGGCGGGCATCGCCGAGCTCGGCCCGTATCTCGTTGCCTTCAAGAACTGGAAGCTTCGTGTCTATCGCGCCATCTGGTGCGCCGTGCAACAGCATTGGACCGGCGAGCGTTGGATCCGCGTGACGGACGACGACAACGTCGACTGGCTCGGAATCAACCAAATGGGGGTCGACCCTCAGACCGGGCAGCCGGCGATTGTCAACGCTCTCGGTTCCTTGGATGTGGACATCATCATTGATGAAGGTCCGGACACGATCAACATGCAACAGGACGCATACGACACGTTGTCGATCATGGCGCAGAAGGGCCAGGAAGTCCCGCCGCAGCTTCTCATTGAGCTTTCTCCGCTCACCGGCAGCGTTAAGAAAAAGGCGCTGGATATTCTCGACAAGGCCCAAAACCAGCCACCCAACCCGCTGGCACAGGCCGGCGCACAAGCCGAGATAGCCGACAAGCAGGCATCAGTAGTGCTGAAGCAGGCGCAGGCGCGCAAGGCCATGGCAGACGCGGCAACGGCCGGCGCTCCGAACGGCGAAGGCCCGACGGAGTTGGATCTCGCCAAGGCGCTCGCGGACATCCGCAATGTCCAGGCAACCACTCAGAAGACGGACGCTGAGACCGACAAAATCAGGATGGAAACCAACCTGAAGCCGGTCGAGGTCGTTCATCAGCAGATTGAGAATCACCAGGCACGGCAGGAGCGTTTTGCGGTTCATCAAGACCAGATGGACCAGCAGAAGCGACAGGTCAGCCAGGTATAGGAGCCGCCATCCTCAAAGGGCGATCTCGGCCGCTTGTCCGCATCAAGCAGAGTGCCGCCGACTTCAAGGGCGAAAGCCGCCGCCAGGCATAAGGGCGATCCGTGAAACCTCCCACGATCAGGAGACTACCGAAATGGCCGATCAATCGGACATGGACATTTTCGATTCCACAATTTCCGGAGAAGGAAGCGCGCAAGCCAATCCTGATCCGGTTCATCAGGAGCAACACCAGCAGCCAGCACGGCCGCGTGATGAAGGCGGGAAGTTTGCGCCGAAGCCGCAGGAAATACAGCCTGTAGCCAACGCACCCGTCATCGAAACTCCCGCACCAGGTAATGAACCCGCGCCAAACGGCAACGGCACAGTCCCGGTCAGCGCAGTGCAGGCAGAACGCGAGAAGCGGCAGACGGCACAGCACGAAGCTGAAGCCCTACGCCGTGAAATCGCGGAGCTCCGCGGCATGGTTCAGGCAAACCGCCAGCCAGCGCCGATGCCACAGCAGGAAACCACTCCTGTCACCATCTGGGATGATCCCGATGGATTCCTCAAGGGTCAGATTGCGCCGCTCCAGAACCAGTTCGAGGAGATGCGTGAAATGCTTTGGGAATCCCAAGCAACGCAGCGTCACACGGCGGAAGCCGTTCAAGCTGCGAAGGATGCCGCAACTGCCGTGTTCGGGACGCCGCAAGGCGCTGCCCTGCATCAGCAGATCACGGCATCGGGCAACCCGTTCGACAATCTGGTGAAGTGGCACAAACAGCAGCAGGCATTCGCCCGCGTTGGTGATGACCCTGATGCTTTCATCGCTGCTGAAATCGAAAAGCGCATGAGCGATCCCGCATTCCTGGCCTCGGCCGTGGAGCGAGCTCGCGCAGGTGCAACGTCCAATGCCAATCGGTCACAGCCCTTAACGAACTTGCCGCCCTCTCTCAGTCGCCTGCCAGCCGGGGGTAATGCCCCGATCGAAGGTGACGTGGGTGATGGAGCTCTGTTCACGTCCTTAACGTCAGGCCGTCGCTAGCCGCGCGGCTGACAACCTGGAGCGAGCCACATGGCACTCACCGCAAACCACCCGAATAACGAACTCATCAAGTTCCGCACCGATGTCGCCTATGACTTCCTGCGGTCCTCGCGTTTCGACAAGTTCATGGGCAGCGATTCCACATCGGTAATCGTGCGCATGGCAGACCTCGAAGCAGACGGCAAGGAAATCCGCGTTCCGCTGGTAACCCAGTTGGTCGGGGATGGCGTCGGCGCCGGCACTCTGCGCGGCAATGAAGAGCAGATCGACAGCTACGGGATGCCGCTCTGGGCAGACTGGGCACGTAACGCCGTTGCCAACAACCGTGCCGTCAACAAGGAATCGTCCTTCAGCATGCGTTCGACAGCCCGCAGCCTTCTCCGCGGCTGGTCGAAGCGTATCGTTCGAGACGACATTGTCGATGCTCTGCTGTCCATCCCGACTTCCAGCATTCAGCCGGGCCGGTTTGGCACCCCTGGCAACCGCGTCAACGGCCTGAAATGGTCGGCTGCCACGGCTGCCAATAAGAACTCCTGGGTTAGCGCCAACTATGACCGCGTTGTCTTCGGCTCCGCGATCAGCAACTACTCCACGACCTTTGCGACGGCCGTTGCAAATGTGGACTCGGCTTCCGATAAGATGACTGCCGCTGTTGGCAGCCTCGCGAAGGATCAAGCCAAGGCAACCGGCGTCGATCCGAACAATCCCGGCGTCTACAATGGCCGTCCCAAGATCACCCCTTGGATGGTCGAGAACCTGGACGAGGAATGGTACTTGTGCTTCCTCGGTTCGCGTGGCTTCCGCGATCTCAAGGCTGACCCGGTCATGTACCAGGCCAACCGCGATGCTCGCGAACGCGAAGCCAACCCGACGAAGAACAACCCGATTTTCACGGGCGGCGAACTGGTGTTCGACGGCATCATCTACAAGGAAATCCCCGAGATCACTCAGCGGCTTCTCCTAAAGGGTGTCGGCGCTTCCTCGATCGACGTCGAACCGTTCTTCCTCTGCGGCCAAGGCGCTCTTGCCTATGCCATGGGTCAGATGCCTCGCCCGACCACGCTTGAAGACGGCGATTACGACTTCATCACCGGCCTGGGTATCGAAGCCCAGTACGGTACGGCGAAGATCGCAAAGGCTCCGCTCTCTGCAGGCGCTTCGGCAACGGCCGGCCAGTTGGTCGACTGGGGCATGGTGACGGGCTTCGTCTCCGGCGTTGCCAACGCCTAACAGCCGGGAGCCGGGATACTCCGGCTCTCCTCTCCCTTCCATCGAAACGTAAAGGAGATCGGCAGTGGCTGATCGCGTTGCATATGGCCAGCCTCAGGTTGGCAACCAGGGCTTTGCCCGCACCATGAAAACGCTGGGGGGCGCCGTTGCCCTCCTGGCGGCAGATCCTGTCGCCGCGAATACCGTTCAGGTAATGGTCGTGCCGAAAGGCTTTGTCTGCACAGGCGTTTATCTCGCGCTGACGGACATCGATACCAACGGCTCGCCTACGGTAACCGCGACCCTCGGTGACGCTGCTTCGTCTGCTCGTCTCGTTGCTTCGTCCACCATCGGGCAGGCGGGCGGCTCGACCACCACGCTTGCTGCAACCGGCCTCTATTACGAGTACACGGCCGATACTCCGATCGTGCTGACATTCCCGGTCGGCTCTGCGACCGCAGCGGCCGGCACGGCAACGACGTACCTCACCGGCTTTATGAAGTGAGGAGGCTGACATGACCTCAGTATCAGTCACATACAAGATGCCCAGCGAGGACGATAATGCAGTCGTCACCATGGGCGGCGTCCGCTTCTTCGACGGCCAGGCTGCGAAGCTTGATGCGGTCGAACATGCGGGCTTGCTGGCGAAGCTTCGAACCAATCAACATTTCGAAGTCAGCGGCGGCGAAAAGAAGGCTGAAAAGCCAAAGGTTTCGGCTGATGCCGATACCCTGAAGGCCGTTCACAACGGCGGCGGTCGTTTCATCATCAAGAAGGGCGACGAGACGATCAAGGAAGGCCTGACGAAGTCCGACGCGGACGCATTCAATGCGCTCTCCGCTGAAGACAAGGCCGAATACGTCAAAGACTGAAACCGGAGGCGGCAATGACAGAATCACAACCCATTGCCGCCCTGGAACTTGGCGACACGATTTCCGCAAGCATCACCGTCAGAGGGCAGAGAGTTACGGAGAGCAGCGGCCTCGCGCTCGCATCGGCTCCCCTTGATGACTGGCAGCGCAGCCAAGATTACCGGCTGCAAGAGGGATGGGCTTTCGAGCCGTCCACCACATTCGCAGACAAGCCGCAAGGCGAATACAGCGTGACCAGAACGCTCAAGGTCATTGAGGCAGCCCAATGAAAACGCGAACCGATCTGATTACCGCCACGATCCTTTTGCTCAACACCTATGGTGCTGGGCAGACACCGGAGCCGGAAGACATTGACACCATCGATGGCATGATGGACGGCAAGCTGGCCGAACTGAACCGGCGTGATGTCTATTGGTCGGCTGATGTGGATGAGTTTGACGACGAGTTCATTGACCCGCTGTCGATCATTCTCGCCAACCAGGCGGCGCCGACGTTTGGGCAGCCGCGTAGTCCTGATTCTGCAGCCATGGCAGAACGCACGCTGCAGGCCTTGAAGCCCAGCACATACGTTCCCGGTTCCGTCCTCGCGGTCGATTATTTCTGATGGCCAACATCCTTTTTCCGACCAGCACAGCGCCAGGCCAACGCCCGGGCGAAGGCTCCGGCCGGCTGATCAATTGCTACGCTGAAGCGCTCGACGCTGGCGCAAGGGCTCAATATGCCCGCCGGCGCGCTCCGGGCCTTCTGCATATCGCCACGCCAGCGCATATTGGCTGCCGTGGCCTTCATTACTTCAATGGCGATCTCTATGTCGCGCAGGCTGAACGGCTCTCACGTGTCAATCTCGTCGGCGGTTTCTTCATCGTCACCGATCTCGGAGAGCTGCCGGGAGAGGGCCGCGTTACCTTCGCCCGCAACAACAAGGCGCCTGTTCCGGACATCCTTTGCGTCACGGAAGATGACGTGTTCGTTGTCCATCAGGCGGCACCTCCGGCAAGCCTTGGCGCTGGCGATCTGCCACAACCTTTGACGGTCGCCTTCCTCGACGGCTATTTCATCTTTGCGATCCGCGACGGCCGCTTCTTCTTCTCAGCCCTCAATGACACGACGGTCAACGCGCTCGACTTCGCCACGGCTCAATCACGGCCGGGTGGAATCTACAATGCTGTTCCGTTCGGGCAGCAGCTTTTCGTCATGGGGCCGTCCTCGATCGAGGTCTGGCAGAACGCAGGTAATGCGACCGGTTCTCCGTTCTCGCGCGCCGCGGTCATTCCGAAGGGCCTTGCATCGACATTCGCAGTTGCCGGCTTTGAAGAGGGTTTTTCCACACTGGTGTTCGTCGGTGATGACAACGGCGTTTATCGGCTTGATGGCGGGTATGCGCCGGCCAAGATTTCAACCCCGGATCTCGACAGGTTGATCGAAAAGACGGCCGACAAGACGCTGATTGATGTCACGGTCTCGGTCACATCGGGCCATAATTGGGCAACGGTCACCGGGCCGGATTTCTCTTGGACCTATGAACTCGGTACCGGCTTCTGGCATGAACGGGCAAGCTACCTGCAAGACTATTGGCGGGCCGTCTGCTCGGTTAAGGCTTTTGACGGCTGGGTCATGGGTGACCGAGAAACCGGCGATGTCTGGCAGCTCGATCCGGACGAAATGACCGAAGGAGGTCACCCGCTGGTGATGAGCGTCATATCTCTGCCGCTGACAGGGTTCCCGAACCGCATGGTCGTTCCGCGTGCCGACTTCGATATCATCATCGGGCAGGGCAAGGTGACGGGGCAGGAGCCTATCGAAACCGATCCCGTCGTTCTGATTTCGTGGTCGGATGACGGCGGCGCCACGTTCGGCAATCCGCTGAAACGCTCTCTTGGCCGGCTGGCGAAACACACGACGCCGGTTTCGGTCAATCGAACCGGCATGGCAAGCCGCTATGGCCGGGTGTGGCGTCTCGATATCTCCGATCCCGTCTTTGCCTCCATCCTGTCCGGAACCATGGACACTGACCCGAGGTCACGCTGATGGCAACGAACCTACAGCAACTTCCGCCGCTTCCGGCTCCGGCCGAACCGCTTGTCGAGCCTAAGACCGGTCTGATCAACACGACTTGGTATCTCTGGTTCAAGCGCCTTGACGATCATGTTCGTGAGATCGAGCAGAGAATTTACGATCTGGAGAATCCATAATGGGCTTTTTGTCTAGTCTCACCGGCAGCAAAATCGGCAATGCGACAAAGACCGCAGTTGGGCAGAACGAGTCCATCCTGACGAACCTGCAGAACGCCGGCAACCAGATCATCAATACCGGTGAGGACAAGTCGTCAGGCGCTCTCAATCAGGCGGTTGACAACTACAATCCGTATCTTGCCACCGGCTCAGCGGCGACGACGATGTCGGGCAATGCGCTTGGCTTGAATGGCGAAGCTGGCAACGCAGCGGCAACCGATGCCTTCCATGCAGGTCCAGGCTATCAGTTCAGCATGGATCAGGGCACACAGGCGGCGTTGCGCGGCGCATCGGCTTCAGGCAGCCTTGCGAGCGGCAACACGCTCACGGCCCTTCAGAAGTTCGGCACAGGTCTTGCTGATCAGGAATACGGTTCATGGCTTGATCGTCTCTCCGGCGCATCTGGTCAGGGCCTACAGGCGGCAAGCGGTCAGGGCGCGGCTCTTGGCGGCTTGGCCGATCTCTATCAGGGAACGGCAGACGATCGCCTCGGGCTTGAAAGTAGCGTGGCGCAAGGGCGTCAGGGTCTCAACAACGATCTGGCATCCGTCAAGGAACAGCAGGAGGCGCAAAAAGGCAACTTCCTCAAGAGCCTTATCGGTGGCGTAACCAGCATCGGCACGAAACTGGCAACGGGAGGGCTGTTCTAATGCCGATCGTCAATCAGCGTGTCCCGACTACTGGTCTGCCGACCATCGACAACACTTGGCTTGGCAAACTTGGCGAGACCATCAACGGCGGGCTGGACAAGCTTTCCGAGAAAAAGTCGTTCAACAAGCTGGCCGATCTCATCGGTGAGCAGGGGAAACCGGCAGCCAGCTCCATGCAGCAGCAAGGCGCGGCACCTGTCGCGAGCGGATCCGGCATCAATGCGATCCCGGCAGCAATCCCGGTCGACCGTGGCATGGCACAGGGCAGCACTTATCAGCCGTTCATCGAGACGGTGAAAAATGGCGGGATCACCAACCCTTACGCCCTCTCGGCTATCGCAGCGACGGGACGCGCGGAAAGCGGATATTCGCCGGAGAACGCCAACCGCTCATGGAGCGATCCGAGCCAGAGCGGCCACGCTGGTATGGCAGGCGGCATCATGTCGTGGCGCGGTCCTCGTCTTGCATCGTTGCAGTCCTATGCGCAGAGCAAGGGCGAGCAGGGCAATGGATCTCCGCAGACGCAGGGCGAATTCCTGCTTCAGGAAAACCCGCAGCTCGTTGCCCAGCTCAATCAGGCAAAATCCCCGCAGGAAGCCGCAAGCATGATGGCAAACGCGTGGAAATTCGCGGGCTATGACCAGCAGGGCGGCGAGGCAGCGCGCCGGCAGGCATTGACACAGAATTACTATGCCCAGCAGTTCGGCAAGGATCAGACGCCAGCAGAACAGGCGATCAATGCGCAGGCTCCGCAGCAGCCGGCAGGATTCGACAGCGGACGGTTCGGCGGCGCAACTCCGGTTGCCGCTGGCATAGCTGATCTCGGTTCGGCTCTTGCTGCATCCAATGCCCAGCCGCAAGCCGCACAGACCGGCTACGTTGACCCGCAGGTGACTGCAGCTACCCAGCAACAGCCAGCTGCAGCCGCGCAACAGCAGCCTATGAGGGCTCCTGCCGCTCCCTCGGCCCAGCAGAATGGCATCATTGCCGCGGGCATCACGCCCATCCCGAAGGGTGCCGTTCCGATCGATCTCATACAGACCATGCTGCGCGATCCGAACCTTCGCCAGGCAGGGCTCCAGCTGTGGCAGCAGAACGTCACCGGCAAGACATCGGAGCCGTGGCAGTTCGTCAATCTGCAGGATGGCACTCTTGCCCGAGCCAATCAGCAGACCGGCGAAATCCAGACTGTCGGCAGGTTCGGTAAGGGCGTGAATGGCCTTGGCGCCGATGAGGCTGGTCTCAATCTCGTCTACGGGCAAGACGCCGACGGCAACACCATAGCGTTCCAACCATTGAAGGGTGGTGGACTGAAACAGGTCGAAGTTCCAACCGGTGTCAAACTCATGCCAGGCGTTTCGAACATCGATCTCGGAACATCGATCCAGACCCGAAACAACAAGACAGGCGCGGTTATCGCCGACACGCCGAAGGATGTTCAGGGCACTGAATTCAACAAGACGACAGGCAAGTCGCAGGCGGATGCACGCGCGGCGCTGCCTCAGGTGGAATCCTCAGCCGAGCAGATGATCGCGACGATCGACAGTCTGAACAGCGATCCATATCTGCCTTCGATGCTGGGGCCGGTGAATAGTCGCCTTCCGAATGCAACCGGCGACTCTGCACGCGTTCAGTCGAAGCTCGACCAGATCACCGGACAGGCGTTCCTTCAGGCCTACAACACCCTTCGTGGTGGCGGCCAGATCACGGAAGTCGAAGGCCAGAAGGCAACCGCGGCGATGGGGCGGCTCAACACTGCGCAGAACGAACAGGATTTCCGTGATGCCCTGCAGGAGCTTCGTGGCATCATTTCGGCCGGCGTCGAGCGTGCACGCAAGAATGCCGGGCAGGCAGCCCCGGCAGCCAACCAGACCAAATCAGGTGTCACATGGAGCATTGAGGAATGACAGTTCTCAACATTGCCGGCCGGCGCGTAACCGTCGATGACAGCTTCAAGAGCCTGACGCCGGAACAGCAGAGCGCCACGGTCGAGGAAATCACCAAGCAGATCGGCGCGGCGTCGGCCAAGACCGATACTCCGACGGTGACGGCCAAGATCGATCAACCCGAAGACCCGCGCAACAGCTTCCTTGGCAAAGTCGATACGGCCATGCGTGGCGCGGCCGACGTCATGTCCTTCGGTCTGGCTGATGAAGCGGCGGCTGCCAGTGATGCTCTTTTTAATCCCGTGTTTGGAACGGGCAAGGAGGGCGGCAGCTTTTCGGATCGATACGACGCCAATCTCGAAGCGCAGCGTGCCACGGATGCGGCCGACAGCAAGGATCGGTTCGGCTATCGCCTTGCCGGGCAGATTGGTGGCGGTGTCACGGGCGGCCTTGGGATGGCAAGGGGCGGTCTGTCGGCGACTGCGAATGCAGTTGAGCGCGGAGCATCCCTTGCAAATGTCGCGAAGGCATCCGCGGTTGAAGGCGCTGCTATGGGTGCCGGGCAGGGCTTTGGCAGCGGTGAGGGTGGTTTTCTCAATCGGCTCGGGTCGTCAGGCGTTGGAGCTCTCACCGGCGCCGGTGTAGGGGTGGTTTCCCCCTATGCAGTTGCAGGCGGCGGGGCGTTCCTCCGTTCGCTCGCAGCTCCCCTGATGGCTCGTGTTCGTCCCGAGCAGGCAGCCAACCGAGCGCTTGGAGCCGTGTTGCAGCGATCGGGTCGGACGCCTGATCAAATCGCCGGTATCCTCCGGTCGGCCGCTGCCGACGGGCAGAACGAATATGCCGTCGTCGATGCTCTTGGGCATGCCGGCCAGCGCATGCTGTCATCGGTCGCCCGCACTCCGAACGATGCGCGTCAGGAAGTGGTCAATGGACTCTTGACCCGTCAGGCTGGGCAAGGCGATCGATTGGCAAACGCCGTTGCGGAAGGCTTCGACGCACCGGATACCGCTTTGCAACGCTCGACAGCACTGACGACTGCGCGCGATACGGAGGCGAACGGGCTTTACGACGCTGCCCGCGAACAGGCGGGTGCGGTCAACGTTACGCCGATCCTCGAAACGATCGACAGGACGTCGCGACCGGGCGTCAACCAGATCGTCAACCCGCGTGACAACATCGGCAACGACACGATCGAGGCCGCGCTCGCCCGAGTTCGCGGCATGATTTCCGACGGAAACTCTCAGATCACCGATTTCAATGCGCTATTCCGGGTGAAGTTGGACCTCGATGACATGATCCAGAAAGCGACCAATCAAGGAGCCGGAAACCGCGCTAACGCTTTGACCGAAGTCAAGCGTCGGGTGGATGCAGCACTTACTGCCGGTTCTCCTGCATTCCGTCTGGCAAATGACACCTTTGCCGAGCGCAGCGGCGTCATTGACGCTGTTGACGCCGGACGAGCTGCCACAAGCGGTCGCCAGCGTTCGGCTAATACCATCGACGAGTTCAGCAGCATGACATCGGATCAGCAGGCTGCGTTCAGGGCGGGATATGCCGATCCATTGATTGCGAAGGTCGAAAGCTCTGCCGCCAATGGGACGACGAATAAAGCTCGAGCATTGAACACGCCGAAGTATCGGGAAGAGTTTCAGGCGTTCGCACCTCCGGAACAAGCACCGCAACTCGGTCGGCGTGTCGGTCGTGAGCAGCGAATGTTTGAAACGCTTAACCAGGCTGTGGGCGGATCTCGCACCGCAGACAATGTCGCTGATTTCGATGACATCGCCAACTTCGATCCGGCGGTTCTGACTAACCTCTTTCAGGGCAAATGGAAGACTGCCGCCCTGACGGCGGTTGCGAAGGTACTGAACGAGGGGAAGGGAACGCCGCCACGTGTCATAGAACGCGTTGGGCGTGCTTTGATGGCCACGGATCCGGTTCAGGCGGAACGTTTGCTGACCGTCGCTCAGAGTCGAAAGATGGACGATACGGCGAAGAGAGGAATGGCAACTGTCATTTTGAACACGTTGACGACATCGGCCGAAGGTCGGCTATCCGGCAGAGGGACAAAGCCACCTTTAGAAATCACGGTTCCCGTTCCGGTTCGCTGATTTGGAGCGCCAGGAATCCGGAACTTTGTTGCCGGTAATCTCGATCGCCCAAGTGGCGAGCAGAGCACCGGTGCCCATCGCTCCGATGACAGTTATTAAATCCACCGACCGGGTTGACAGCAGTCCCCACCAACCGAAGGCAACCAGAGGCCATATCAAAAGCCAGGAGACCGGCCGGTAAGGCTTCTTCGGTTCGTTCGGGTCGTGTTCGATTACGGGCGGTGTGTTCATCCCGGGAAAATAGGAGAAAATCAACTCCAGCACAATCCGCATGAAAGCGGCCTCATTCAGTACCTTCCGCCAGGTCGCGCGAATGCGCTTCTATTACCACAACGGTTGCCAGCAGCGTCGTATTGCCAATTGTATTGGCAGTTGCCACGGTATGGGGATTGATAAGCGCTACCCCCGCAGTTGTTGTTTGCGCAAACCGCGACGGCGGTGCCGATGAGCGCGACAGCTACAATCGCGGCGGCAGCGTCATTCTGTTGCTTGACCATCGCCGGGCAGTCGTAAGCCATTATTCCGCGCCGACCGAGTTCCACCACGATATCCTGTTGAAAAACGGGATCCTGGCTTTGGAGATACGTCCTGCAAAGGGCCGTCTTGTCGACTGCCTTTGGATTTTTCTGGAGTTCAGCCTGCGTTGTGGTGCAGCTCGACAAGGCAATAGAAAGCACTGCGGCTACGGCGAGCCGCGCAATATCAATGATTTTCAATTTAAGTTCCCCAATTTCCCATTGGGAACATGCCGCAACCCTGCAAAGAGTCCAGCTGCAACTTCTGATATGGATAATTGACAAGGTTAAAAACAGCACGTGAGGCGGTTCGTTGGAGCCGCCTTTTTTTATTTCCCACACTGCGAGGCTACACATGGCAGGTTTTTGGCCGCAATCACTGACACAGCCGCATGACAGCAACGGGCGGCCTTATCCTGGCGCTCGAGTGTTTTTTTATCTGGGGGGCACCACAACTCCGATCGTCGTCTATCGCGATTATGGGCTTGGTGTCCCGTTGCCAAACCCGGTTGTTGCCGACGGCATCGGTTCCTTCCCCGCCGTGTTCCTCGATGATGCGGACGGCTTCTATCGCCAGCGCATCACAACTGCTCAAGGCGTTCTCTTGTCTGATGTTGATGGCATCCCGATTATCAGTCCGACTGCATCGGGCGGCGGCGATCCAGTCGCCCCGGTTGATCCTGATGCGCTGATGAAGACCGGCGATATGATGATCCGCTACGGAGCGGAATTCCGCTCCGGCTTTGTGCGTCACAACGGGCGGTCGATCGGTTCGGCTATCTCCGGCGCTTCCGAGCGGGCGAATGCCGATTGCCAGGGGCTTTACGAATACCTGTGGAACATCAACACGGCCATCGTCATCGAAGGCGGGCGAGGCGGCAGTGCAGCGGCAGACTGGGCAGCAAACAAGCCTCTTGTCCTGCCAGATGCTCGCGGGCGTGCTTTGATCGCACTCGACACAATGGGCAACACAGCGGCCGGCGTCATGCCGGATGCCGATGAGCTTGGCTGGACCGGTGGCGAGCGGCTTCACACCATCACCATCGATGAAATGCCGAACCATGACCACACGCTTACCGATCCCGGCCATCGCCACAACATGGGCAACAATATGCAGGCGTTCGGCGTCACACCGGGCAACTTCGGAGCGTTCACACAGGGCGGCACCGATCCGAGTGCAATCAACACGGCAACGGCAACCACCGGCATCACCATGGCGACGAAGGGCGGCGGTCAATCTCACAACAACGTGCAGCCGTCGATTGCCTACAGCATCTATCAGAGGCTTTAATCCATGTACCAAGGCGTCCTTGAGACGATTTCAAACCGCGCTGACTGGTTCGGGACCATCGAACTGATCAATGACGATACCGGGGAAGTGGTGACCGATCTGACCGGGGTCACGGTCAATCTTGTCATTCGCGAGCCTTCTTGCCGGCCTCCGATCCTTTCGGCCACAACGGAAGACGATCGCATAACCTTCATCGGTGATGGCGTCATTCAATGGCATTTCACCGCCGAAGACCTTTGCCGGATGTGCGCCGGCACTTATGAAATTGGCATCACCGTGTCGCGTGACGATATCACCGATCAGGAGCTTGTTGCCGTCCTTCCAATCATTGATGGGGTAGTTGGCCGATGAGCAACCGTACTTCACTGCGCATGCGCGTTCTGCCCCGCTTCCCGGCTCGCATCGTCGGCACCAACGGACTGACCGTCGTGCAGGATAATCTTGATCTGGTCGTGAAGCCTGATCTCGGGTCCCTGGTTCAGGTGCCTTCCGTCTCCAACCCGACAAAGACGCTCTTTCTGGCGTGGGATCGCGATATCGACTCCTATCAGTCGATTTCGTTTCAGGATCTGGTCGACAACGTCGGTGATATCATCATTGGCGAAAATCTTGTTAGCCTGGCGGCTCTCAGTACTGACGCCGACAAGGTTCCTTATTTCATCGATACCGATGGGAACGCGGCGACCTACACCGTCTCGTCATACGTGCGCGGCATTTCCGATGCGGCAGACGGCCCAGCGTTCCTGACTGAAATTGGCGCTGCGGCGGAAGCCGATCTTGGCACGGCAGCCGCTGAAGACGTCGGCTTCTTCGCGGACGCGGCACAAGGCGCAAAGGCTGATACAGCGCTGCAGCCGACGACGACCATGCAAGTGCCGGCTCATTTGGCTTCGGCTATCGAAGCTCCGGCGATCATCAACCCGCTTGGATATCCATGGCCCATTTTTGCCTTCAATGGCGGCGCAGCGGAATATGCGAAAGCGACGGCTATCGCCGACTATCAGCCTGTCATGGGGACCGCCCTGGCAACGGGCGAGAAAGTCCGCTTTCCGAAATGGGAATATCCAGTCCGCTCGCTTGGATTGTCGGGCACCATCAATGCCGGCGTCAACCTGCAAGCCGACACTCCGGTAGATGTTGAGTGCGCTTCAGGCGCCAAGTTCATCGCTGGCGAATGCTTTGTAGGCATCGTCTCGGCAATGATTCGGCTCCTCGGCAACACGACGCCGACAACCAGCACAGCTAGCATATTGACACCATTCAGTTGGCGGGGCGGCATCATGTCTGGCGAAGCGCTGACAGCCGCACATGGGGCGGGCTCCGGCTTTGGTGCTGGCTTGTTGGATGTCAGCCAGTATTTCAATCCCCTCATCGAAGGCATTCTATTTGATACCGGCGTGACAACCCCCGCACTGAATGTGATCGGCTGCGGTTATATCGATACTGGCCTTGGCCTTCATGGAAATATCGGATCGCAGGTAATCGGAAACGGCTTTCGCGGGTTCTTCGATGTTGGTGTCTACGACAACGGCATTCGGATCATCGTCACCCTTGGCACGAATCCGGTTTCAACCGCAAACGGCTCGCCGACAGTCACGATCACCCATGCCGCGCATGGTCTTGTCAGCAATGAGAGGATTGGCCTTGCTGGCCCGTCAACACCCCCGATTTCGGTCGGCGGCCTGTCGCTGTTCGGTGAATACGCAATCACTGTCGTCAATGCCAACAGCTACACGATCACAGCTTCAGCAAACGCGACATCCGGCGCGACCGGCGGAACGGGCGCACGCATCACCATGCCGATCAGTCAGACCGACTACATGTCGATCGGGGGGGAACAATCCGTCTATCATCGAAACTACTTCCTCCGCTGCGGCAACGGATCCATCGCGGTGAAGCGTAACCTTCGGCATGTCGACATCAGCCATAACAGGTTCCGCGAAACGTCCTGCGCGGTCGCCCTTGCTCCGATCGACGTTGCGACGGCGGAAGGGCATAAAGCCCTTATCACGCACAACGCGCTGTTTCGTGTCACCGGGCATGGCATCCGCGTCATTGGCGGCGGCATGTTCGTCACCGTCGCGGACAATCACATCGAGAACTTCGGCAAGCAGCTCTACGACGAGACGGTCTATACCAACTTCTCAAGCGATTTCCCGCCATCGGCGATCTGGCTTCAAAGCGTGGTAGGCGCGAATGTGCACAACAACACAATCGCTCAAACGGGCACCTACAAGGATCTGACGGGCATCATCACCGGCGAAGAGCCTTGTTCCATCCGGCTTTCGAAAAACGCCAACATGATTGACGGGTCCAGCAATTGTTCGGTGCACGACAACATCATCATCGATGTTCCACGTCCATTCCTCGATCAGACTGGAAACAGCGGCAATCGCTGGAAAGACAATGTCTACAGCGGGAATTCTGTGCCGGTCATCATCACGCCGACCAACAGCATCGTGATCAATCCGGATGCCAAGGGCACGTTCACGCCCGTACTTGCCGGATCCGTTGCAAACTTCACGTCTTACGACCTTCAGTCCGGTTCTTATTACAAGCACGGCGATGTTTGCACCTTCGCGGTCTATATCGACCTGGCGGCCGTCACCGGCGGTAGTGGCAACATCACGATCACCGGTTTGCCGATCGCAGCCAAAACGTCAGTGCCGGCCGCTCAAGCGCTCAATCTTGCTGTCCTGGCATCGGCACAAATGACGCACTCGTCGGCGTCCTATACCGAGTTTCAGGCTAGCATCTCGGCAGGCTCTTCGGTGATCAACCTGTTTGAAGTCGGCAGCAACGTCATTCTAGCGCTAACGGAAGCCCGCTTCGGGGCGAACAGTCGTATTGCCGTGACTGGCAGCTTCATCGTGGATAGCTGATCAGGACCGACCGCTGCTTCTATTTGCGGCTGCTTGAGATTGTTTGGTCGATAAAACGTGCTGCTTGAGGATCGATATTATTTCCTCCCTTTCAGGAGGATCAAACCCGATTTCGACCGAGGTTCCTTCGGAAAAAAGCAGGGAGTAATCGACGTTTCTCTCAAGCCCAGCAGCTTTGAAAAGTCGATCAACAGATCCGGCATCCGGCAATGATTTGGAAAACGCAACTGTTATCGTAAGACCCGAGTTTTCGCTTTCCGCCGAACTCGTCATACGGTGTCTAGCCATATTATCGCGCCGATCGGTAAGAGCAGGATAACGACACTCATAAGGAAAGCCGCTCCAAGTTTTATCGTTTGCGCTCGTCTTGTCCGCCGTCCAGTCCAGTCGTACGCCATATCCATCTCCGCGCGTACCAACACCACATCAGTGAATGCTCATGAAAACATGCGAAATTGCCAGAGTCGAGTTCATTTTCGCGCCGATCATCGATAAACCGCCGACATAATCTTCGGCCACCTGTGCCGTTCTCTGTCGACATCTGGGCATGAAGGATCGGGAGCCCTCAAGACAGGCTATTGCACCCTCAGTGGGGCGACAGGGGATGAGCGATTTTGATGGGATCCCAGATAGACGGCGGATGCAGCACGAAGCCTTGCATCACACGCCGGAGCCCAAGACCAAGGCTGCCAGACCTATGAAGGCCGATAGAGCCATTAGACCTGAGAGTACGGCAAGCATAAGCTTCGTTGAGTATTGCTGCCAATCTTCCATAAGGCAAAATCCTGTTCCGGCCAGATATTTTTTGCATGTCATGGTTAAGGAGTTGTTAATCCAAATTGGACCAACTTGTTTGACCAACGCGGGAGATGACTATGTGGCTTCGGTTAACCGGCACAAGTGGGAACGAGTTTATTGTTGACATGTCGAAGGTTGCATATTTTGCAGGCCTGGAGACTGGAACGCGGCTTTACTTCCAGGAACTGATCAAGGATGTCAAAGGCGGCGATGCTTTCAAGCACATCAACGTGTTGGAGCGGGTTTCCGAGATTTCGAAAGCGGTCAAGGCTAAAGGAGCGCGTTGATCCTGCTCAGGGAGATTTCTCCCAGCGCACGCGCTCGATAGAGCAATGCTCACAAGTCACCAGATCGGTGACATCTACAGAGGCGGTTCTTCGGAGCCGCCTTTTCTTTTTAAACATTGGCATCCCATGAACAGCTCGGCATTCTTCATGTAGGAGCTCTCATCATTGAATCCGGGCTTTTGGGGCGGCAGCAGACGCTTGTGATTGTTGTTCAGCGACCGCGATGGCAGCTTTGTAACCCGCCTCGAAGACATCACGCATGCCGGTGTCGCCGGAATGCATTTCGGAAAATTCCCGCCACGCTTCGTCCATTTTTGGATCTCGACGCCAGCGAGGCGTGAAGCCGTTCAGAAAATTTATCGTCACCGTTTGCTTCCGTTGCGGGAGGTGACGTAGCCCATTTTGAGCGATCGCGATGGCCATCTGGTCGCTGTCAACACTCACATTCCAAATCAATATCGGAGATAACATGTCAGTCATCCGCAACGCATGGACCTCGCTTTACAGCTTCGTTGTCAATGATTTCCTTCTTTTCATTGGCGGGACGCTGTTTCTTGAGGCCGTTTCGCTGTCAAGGCTGGATCGACTAATCGAGGCCGGAATGTACTACATCGCATCCGCAATCTTGCTGGTTGGCTGGAAAGCCACCTCTCGTAAAGACTGATCCATCCCAACACCGGAGAAACACATGAGCGCCGTCACTGCGCAACAAATCCGCGCGGCCGCGAAAGGCCCCGTGAATGCTGGCAACCTGAATTCCGTCCTCGTCTCGCTCGATCGCTACGGCGATATGTTCGGCCTCGATCAGCTGCACCGCCTGGTGCAGTATGTTGCGCAGCTGATGCACGAAAGCGGCGATTTTCGCTATGACCGCGAGATCTGGGGACCGACGCCGGCGCAGAAGAAATATGATACCCGCACCGATCTTGGCAACACGCCGGCAGTCGACGGCGACGGCAAGAAGAATGCCGGACGCGGGCCGATCCAGCTAACCGGCGGCGCCAACATCAAGGCCTTTTACGACTGGTGCGTTGACCGGGGGCTAAACCCGCCCGACTTCGTCGCCAATCCTGACCTGATCAACACCGATCCATGGGAAGGCCTGTCGGCGTTGTTCTATTGGGATACGCACAATCTCAATCGCCTCGCCGACCAGGGCGACATCGAGACGATCACCAAGAAGATCAACGGCGGCATGAACGGCTTTGCCGATCGCGTCGAACATCTGGCGCGGCTGTCGCTGGTGGTGCTCGGCCATGCGCCGGATGCGCTCAAGAAGTTTCAGGCGAGCGTCGGACTTGATGTCGATGGAGATCCGGGGCCGAAGACGCGCTCGGCGCTGCATAAGGCGCTGCTTGCGCTTGACGGTGTGTCGACGAAGGCCGCCGGCATCATGTCGGCGCCGGTCGTTGATGAAAAGCAGGTCGTGCCGCACGCCGTCGAAACGCAGGTGAAGAAAAAGTTCAATGTCCTTGCTTGGGTGGGGAGCCTGTTTTCCGGCGGCGGCTTCGGTCTTGCGGCTCTTGCCGGCTTCGATTGGCGGGCGCTCGCTGTCCTCGTCATCGCTGTCCTCGTCGTCGGCGGTGGCGGCTTGCTGCTTCGCTTCTGGATCATCGCGGCCATCAAGGACATTCGCGCGGCGGTGGAGAGCTGAGATGCTGAAGCTCATCCCCGACGCCATCAAACTGCCCGCCGCTGCGGTAGTGGGCGCGATCCTGTGTTTCGCCGTCTTCACCCTCATCAACACCGTCTGGTGGCTTCCGATGGCTCGTGCCGAGGGCAGAGATGTCGAACGCATTGCGCAGCTCAAGCGCTCGATGGAACTCATTCAACAACGGAGCAAGACGAATGCTGAGATTGGCAAGCTTGATGCTGCTGGCTTGTGTGCTGCCCTTGACGGTCAGTGGGTGCATGACCACTGCGAATGACGGAGCGGGTTTCGAACGTTTGACGCCGTCGGCTGCTACCCGGCAATACATTATCTTCAATGACCGGACGTTCGCTGAGCAGGTTGCTGCTCACAATAAGACCTGCGATCAGCAGCCGTCGTGCCGCACGGGTACCAAATGAACCTCGCGATGCAAATTTTGGACTATTTAGTTCTATTGGAGATATGTTTGTAAAGCACCGCCATAACCGCCGACTGCGCCAACCACTCGTTTCCAGGAATGTGTGAAAGAGCAGTTATTCCATTCGTGGCCGCCACAAGAATCGCTACAACAACGATATCCTTCAACGCTCCTCGGAGGTCGATCGTGACTTCAGATGCGAATTTCAAAAACATTGGTTTCCGGCTAAATCGAAACGCCGCGACCAAGAGATTCGCGAGTGTCCGACCAAGGGCGAGTATTTTCTGGCCAGGCACCTTTGCGTTAGCCGTCACCCAATTCACTGTTTGTCGCAATGCGTTCGGAACAGAGGAGTCTATTGATTCCGGGAGTTCATCAAGCGTTTCAGCCAGACCGAGCGCCGTTTCACAAAGGGTAGCAACGTCTTCCGCTGTTGCGCGGGTCTCTGAAGCGTTCTCGTTGTATTGGCGCCACTCTGGAAACTGAGAGACAAAATCCGCTACGCTTCGCCAATGCCTCACCAAGCCGGCATGAAGGGTATCGGTTATTTCACCGTCGGAACCTTGAAGCACTTCACCCAGACTAAGATTGAAAATGGCAAGTTGAATGACGTTATTGGGCGATACCAGGCGAGCGTGAACCTGTTGAAACGCTTCTTCAACATAGGGCCAGTTCGATAGCCTTCGATCTCGAAGAAGCATTTCACCTTGGGCTAAAAGGGCTTCCCGAGCGGCAGTGATGTTGTCGGCGTCAGCGTCAAGGAAGTTGGCAGGCTGGTCAGCTACAACCAATGTGGAGTTGCGCAATTCAAACTGGTACGGAGCGATGTTTTGAGGAGGAAGTTGCTGGATTGCCTGTTCGACCGCAATATTTGCAGCGGACTGCTCAGGAGTAATTTGCGCTCGGATCGCCACGAGATCACGCGCGAACTCGACGGCTCTTTGTAGGGCATCTTGAACTGTTCCCCCGTCTGGTAGGGACAGAGCTTCTTTTGCCATTGTGTCGAGGACAATCGGCTCGGCATACAGTTGACCGTTTCGGATCATCATTTTCCCGAGTACGTTCTCCAGCGCCTCCGCTCGCAATTGGACAAAAGTTGGGTCTTTTATGTGGTTGTGAATGCGGTCGCCAATTGATTGAGCGGAGGTAGTGACTAAAAAGTTGTCCGGTATACGCCCGGTTCTCCTCAAGAAGGCGTCTACGACTGACAGAGTGCCTTGGATTTTTGTCAACAAAGCATGTTCTGTCACGTCATCCATTTGAATTGCTCCGGAGGCGCCCCAAGGACTGGCCAACTCTGCTTTCGCAGAACACCTATTTTTGCTTGCGCAAGATTGTAAATGCAATTGCTATAGCGGCTTTTGATCTAGAAGCAAACGAGCGGACAAAACCCCTCCATCACAACCATGGCTCGCGATCTGTGGCCGCATCGCGGTCGGTCTATGCCATGCACTTCGGCCTGAATGGGTTTGATCAGGCCTGGCGACAATTCGGACACGACACACCTCACTCGATATTGAACGGCGATTCAACTGCGGGCGAGGCAATTCGGTCCGAAGGCAGGCAGGGAATAGGGAATGGCATCCAACGACGACATCATGCATGCCATCGGGAGGCTTGAAGCCCGAATGGACGCGGTTGGCGAAAGCCTGGGACATCTGCGGGCAGATTTCCAAGACGAAAAGCAGCACGCTCACGAAAGCCGGGCTGTGATCCATCATCGGCTTGATCAGCAGGCGGGGAAGATTGGGCACTTGGAAACGACAGTTGCCCTTAGCGGCCAGATTGACGCTCAACTACGTGATACCGTCACGACCCTGGATGATACCGTGAAGCGGAATTACGCGGCTGTTGTCCCGGCTCTGGATGATTGGAAGCGCGTCAAATTCCTCGGATGGGGAATGGCGGGCATCTTTCTCGCCCTCGGCATATCGGCGGCGTCGGTCTATGCCTGGGCGTGGGAATGGGCGAAAACTGCCCTGAGGTATTTGCTTCGGATCAATTGAAAAGAAGCTTCGCCTCTCATGCGATGATGAGGCCAGGCCGATTCTTTAGCGTCCCCAAAGAGTCTCGCCATTCGCTACTAACGTCAGCATATGATTATCGGCAACGTCGACAGGAGCGGCCACAAACAGGCGCGAGGCGAACACCAACCTGCGCCGTTTGCGCACTTGCGGTGGTCTAATACACGACCCCTCTTTGAAACAGTCGACGACTAGAACCTGATTTCAGGGTCGACTAGCAGGCCGGGATGTAGAGGAATTTCCGGAATAATCGCTTTAGCAAAACATTCCTTATCAGCAAAAAAATTTTGCCGCTCGTCCTCCATCTCGGCGGTGTAGGCTGAAATATAAACGGCCTCATCAAAAAGAACCTGTGTTCCGCAAAAGCAGCATTTGACGTACTCAGGGTGTCCACCCATAGTTTTTTCCTAGTCTATCTAGCGATTTTTGTGAGAGATTGGAAAACGTTGTTATTATTCCACGATCTCCGGAAACTACAACATCGAATTTTCCAGCGGTATTCTGCATCACGTGTACTGACGCGCCATCGGCCTGCTTCATCAGTTTTCCGCCTTGCTGTACTGTTCGTACAGCGTCTTGCGTCAGAACGCCCCCGCGTGTGGCACCGGCTCCAGCGATGCGTTCTGCCCCATGAACAGTTGTTTGTAAGGTTACACTACCTTGCTCTGACACGACCGCAGCGGCGGCACTATCTGTTACGGGGGCCGCCTTTCCAATTGCGCTGGCAACTGTCGCTCCTCTTAGGAGGCCTAAGGATGCAGATCCTAGAACCTCCCAACCATCCATGATCGCAAGCTGCAGGGTAGTTTTGCCAATCCGCTCGCGCTCGTCTCTAGCCATCCGTTCATATGTGCTAACTAGATTTTGAGGATCGCCAAGATCACGCTGTTCTTTTGCCATGCGGTCGAAATCGGAGGCATTTCTGTCGTGAGTTTCGTCGCGGTCTTTCGGTGAGGAGAACAAATCTCCGAGAGTAAGATGCCCGTTTGGATCGCTTTTGTTGATCGGATCGTTGTCTGAGTAGGCATACCGGTTGGTTCCGACGCCGGGAATAATCGGATCCATGGTGTCCGGTGAAATGAATCTGGCATTAGCCACCGATCCGAACGAGACCGTGACGATGCTGAAAACAAGCAGCAGACCAAGAACGCGGGCAGTGAACCCCTGCGACAGCGACTTCATTTCGATTTAACCCCCATCGAATGTTACTACGTTTGCCGCCGCCACAGACATGCAAGTCCCAAAGACTGCAACGCAAAGGGGCTTTCATGATTCGCCCCTCGGAATTCAACCATGGGTATTTTTTTCGGTGAGACACAGTCAACGAGATTGAACCGTCATCCCATGCATTTTTTGCGGGGATTTTATGCGAGCCGAACAGTGGTCGCCTTTCGTTGCAGAAGGATCGTATGGCCTGCGCTTGCAAGAAGCCGCGGCGATCGATGAATCGCAGCGTTGCCGATGCCACACTTTTTATCCATTTCAAAAGGGAATGCATTGCGACGCGTTACGGAAGTGCCGTGCCATCCGGCTCTTGACTGTTCAGCAGGTCGAGGAGCGTTGTCGAGCCCAAAACGAGGCTGGCCCGGATCTACCATTTGGGCAAGATGAGTTTGTTGATTACCCCGCCGTATGAAGGGGTCGGATCATTGGCGTCGCCGTTCTGTATGGAGAGTTGGTCCGGCGCAATCTGGACAACGATAGGCGACATCATTTCACTATAGGTTAGCTGCTGGGCCTCGGTCCGTAGTCCATTATATTCCACAGAGAAATAGAACAAGTCACCGTCATTCCCGCCTTCGAATTGAAACTGAATTGTTCCGAATGGCCGCACATTGTTTCTCTGCCGGAAATCTTGTCCCGTTCGCCTATTGGTCATTGCCACGGTGACAAGATTTTCGTCTGAGGTGGTATTAACGACCCTTATGGCAATAACGCCAGCTTCAGCCAGCTGAATAGGCGCTCCACCCGCCTGCCATAACAACCCTCCGTGCGTATCCCACGCGATGTCGCTCTTCGCAGGTGCACCTGTTACCGGCTGTTTATATGGGGTGACGGTCATCACTGCAGCTATGATGCCGAGACCTACTACGAAAGATTGCTTTCGGTCTGTTGGCTGAAATACAAAACATAACGCTGCGGCCAAAAGCACTAAAAGACATAGAATCCACAACGGTGCGATCGGAACGCCTATTTGCCGAGCTGACAGCGATGTTAGTTTGGATACTGCAGACGCGTCTTCCTTCTGTACCACGTCCGCGACAGCCGCAATGAATCCACCTATTGCAGCACAAATGTATATTGTTGCCGTCCGTCCACTTTCTGATAGGTAATTTCCGCTTACGTTTGCTGGTGGAATAGCTCTCGGCATGATAAGTCCTCCTCAAACTCGTCAGCTCATGCTAGCGTAATTTTAGAAGTTTCGATTTATAATACAATACATGATTGTTTTCAAAAATTATACTCTGATGTTTGGCAATGCTCCGTGCCGCCCTTTATGCTTGAGCGGCGCCAACTAGACCCAAAACGGCTCAGCGAGCACAGATGTTAGATATCTGGAAAGACTAAGCCGTAGCCGACTGGCCATCTGTACCTACTGACCTCCTTCGATGTCGTATGGCCTGCGATTGACGATCTGTTTTTCGGCGCCGCCGCGATCGGATCGATCGTAGCGCGTATCCCAATGGGTGCAGCCATAAACCTTATCCACAGGCTTGCGTCAAAATGGGCCGCACGCCTGTGGAGCTTAACGATTGCGAGACGTTAACGGGCAAGAGTGATATCTTTCAAAAGCGCGGTCTTACAACCTCCCTCCGCAACACGAGGGACCAAATATGCAAGACAATATCAGACCAATAGCCCCGGTGAGCCTCGCCGGCCTCACACCGCAAGCACCAGAGACTGGCATTCCGATCTGCGAGGTTGTCGATCCAACCTCCTTGTATGTTGATCCTGCGTATCAAAGGAACGTCAGCGAAAAAGGCATGCGTCAAATCCGACGCATCATTGAAGGCTTCGACTGGGCAAAGTTCAAGCCACCGATTTGCGCTTATGCGGAATGCGAGGGTAGGACGATTTTGAAGGTGCTCGATGGGCAACACACTGCAATTGCCGCTGCTTCCAATCCGCACGTGCGTTCAATCCCCATCATGATCGTAGAAGCCGAGGATACGGTTGCCCAGGCAAAAGCATTCATAGGGCAGAATACCGATCGCCTTGGCGTCACTACCTTGCAGCTCCACCAGGCAGCACTCGCAGCCGCAGATGAAGATGCGCAGACGCTCGAATTGGTTTGCTCGCGGGCAAACATCAAGATTTTAAAGACGACGAATGCTTACACCGGCACCGGCTCCCGTCAAACGATAGCAATAAAGCAGATCGAAGCTTTGGTCGGCAGGCGAGGGCCCAAACTTGCTCGCGAAATACTTGACGTCTTGGCCAACGCCGAGAGAGGTCCGTTGACGGCTCCTCAGATCAAAGCCGTCGAACTGCTGATGACTGACCCGGAGTACGCGGATCTCATCACGCCGGAAGACCTAACCAACGCAATTGTCGATCTCCTGTTCACCGCGGAGGATGAGGCGAAGATATTTGCCGCTACTCACAAGGTCGCATTCTGGAAAGCGCTTGCGATTAGCTGGTTCAGGAAATGTAAGAAACGGAAACATCCGATCGCTAAGGCGGCGTGATCTTGCTGGCTACCGCTTTCGGGCCGTCGTTATCCGCGGCCCGGGCATATCTCTCTCTTCCTCCTGGGATCCCCACAATCCTGCATCGATCCTCGCCCGCTGTCGAGCAAGGGCGCGGATAAATTCGATCAGCGGGTTCGGTTGATCTGCATTTCCCCCCCATAGCTTCACACCATCAGCGGCCGACACTGTCGGGCGAGTAATAAGTCCGTATCGTCTGCCGTCGTTCGCTGAGAAGATGGGCGCCAGCGGAGAGGATGAGCGCAGCCGCAATTGCTGTAGCGCCAATGTCATTCATGGCTGATCTCCGTAGCTCTTGCGGAGCTCATTGCGGTCACGCAGCCATTCCATCGGTGTACGGATACGCTTTTGGTCCATGCGCATGTATGGGGCGAAGAGTTCAGGAAACTTCTCACGAAACGGGCGGGTGCGTTTCATCGCACGAATGATGATTGGTTGATGTTCTTCGCGGGAGCCCGCCTGCATTCTTAGAACATCGGCTGACACGGTTAATTCAATGAGCGACTCGTGCCAGTCCTTGAGAGCTTCGGTTATCTCATCGCCAAAGAGAAAACGGGCTTTCGTCCTGATCCCATGGATATGATCAATCTCATGGCCGGATAGAGTGTCTCCCTTCATCATAACCATTCGCTGCGCCGCCATGAGCTGGTCATAAACCGCGATCCTGCGATCAAACAGATCCAGCACGACCTTCTGGTGCGCTGTTCGCCATTGCATGAAGGCGATCACGATGGCGATTCCTGCGATGGTCGGCGTTAAGAGTGCGGCGAGCGTCTGCATTATTTCACCAGCCGCACACCAGGCTGGCCATGATTCAGGAATTCGATCCCGAAGTCCTCCATGACGCGCTGAACGAGCTGTACGTTCTGAGATCGACCGGCAATCGGGTTCGCACCAGCAGCTTCCATGTTTCGGATGGTATTCACATTGACGCCAGCCTTCTCCGCCACTTCCTTCTGCTCTAAGCCTGATAAGGCTCTCGCGGCTTTCAATTGATTTCCGGTTGTAAGCATTAAATATCCTCTTCAAAACGCAATAAATAGGTATCAGAACTAGATATGTGTTGACAAGACAATAATTGGCATTAAGGTTACTGCACATAGTTACCTAGTTTCTAAAACCAAGTGGAGAGAAATGCATGCCGAATGTATCAGTTCAGGCCGCTGGCGAAGCTATGCCTACCCGTCGCCGCCTTCTTATGGGCCTTGCGTCCGCCTCTGCGGCGGCTGCAACGCTCGCCATTCCAGGCACTGCAAAATCAAATCAGGTTGAGACCGTTGCGACCGTTCCGGAAAACCCCGAGCTGCTGCGTTTGGCCGACGCGTTTCAGATCGCCTTGCAGAAATACAAGGATGCTCAGACGACAATCCGCGAAATCAGGGGAGCTTGGGAACATCGTTGGCCGCTCGCGCCTGACACAATCAGCACGATAGTAACCGACGCCAAAGCCCATCCTCGCTCTCGTGAGGTTGATCTGATGGGGAGCAACCTCGTTCGGCCGGGCGAAACATATGCCCGCGAAATGGCAGATGATTGGTATGTCAATTATTCCCTCAAACAAGCGCGAAGGGCTTTGAATACCAAGAAAATGGCGACGGCTGGAAAGAGCGCGGGACGTACCAAGGAGCAATGGGAAGCTATCCTTGCCGAATTTGCACCATGCGCCCGCGATCTTGATGCCTATGAGGCAAAGTGTAAGCGGATCCACGCTTTATCCGGCATCAATGAGGCAAAGGCAGCGCGCGAAGTGGCCGGAGACCAGCTCGTTGCTATAGCGCAGGCGGTAATGCTCGAACCTGACCGAACGATGGCAGGCGTTCTTATCAAGGCTGATGTCGTGATGATGGTCCAGATCGACAACGCGCTGTTATACAAATCCATGTTCCCTAAAGAAGGCGTGCAGCTTTGGGGATTCAGTCTGGCAGCCTCGATCATTCGCCTTGCCGAAACCGGAGGTGCAGCATGACCCGCGCACCAACAATGGTTGATGTCGAGCGGAGTTATACGGTTCTTGCCTTGCTGCGCGTATGCGAGGTAGCAGCGCGCTACATTGAGCAGGAAGGCGACAAAGCTCTTGCCGGCTGCCTAGCCAACGTCATCGAACACGCAAACACATTAGTTGGCGAAACTCACGATGTGATCGAACGCAGTCATATCGCCTATGAATCGGCGTTCGCTCTCGTAGTTGGTGACAAAGTCGGAGGTGCATCATGA